TCGGCGTCAACGTCTTCGGCAATCGGCTGTTCATGGTCGAGAAGAACACGCTGAAGGTCTGGTATCTGCCGGTTCAGAGCATCGCGGGCGCTGCGACTGCATTCGACCTGGCGACCATCTTCGGGCGCGGCGGCTACCTGATGGCGATGGGAACCTGGTCGGTCGACGCCGGCAACGGCATGAACGATCTTGCGGTCTTCGTTTCGTCGGAGGGCGAGGTCGCGATCTACCAAGGCGTCGACCCAACGACCTGGACGAAGCAAGGCGTGTACGTGGTGGGCCGCCCGATCGGGCGTAAGTGCCTCACAAAGTCCGCTGGAGATTGCTTGCTTCTGTGTGAGGACGGGCTTTATCCGCTGAGCCGCGCGCTGCAGTCTTCCACCATTGACCGGTCGATCGCGGTAACCGACAAGATCCAGAAGCTCATCGCCGACGCGACGACGACTTACTCGGTGAACTACGGGTGGCAGACGACGCTGTTCCCGGATGCGAACCAGCTTTGGATCAATGTCCCAAGTGACAACCTGAACAACTTCCAGTTCGTGCAGAACACGATCTCTGGGTCGTGGACGAAGTTCACGAACATGAATGCACGGTGCTGGGAGGTGACAGGGCAGGCCATTTTCTTCGGCACAACCAATTCAGTCTGCAAAGCGTGGACGGGTCAGTTCGACAACGGCGCACAGATCCAGGCAGATGCACTGTCTGCCTATCAGAACTTCCGGGTCGCAGCTGCGGCCAAGTATTTCACGATGGTTCGCCCGTCGATCACTGCGGACGGCAACCCGTCAATTCTCTATGGACTTGACCTCGATTTCTTGAACTCGCCGGCAGACGGCGCGCTGTCCTTCATCCCACCGACTTCGGCGATGGTTTGGGGGTCGATGGTTTGGGGCTCTATGGTCTGGGGTGGTTCGCTCCAGCAAATCGGCTCATGGGAGACGGTGGGCGGCGTCGGCTACTACGCGGCGCTCCGGTTGACCGTCCAGGCCAATGGCTCGCAAGTCGTCTGGAACGCCACCGACTACGTCTACCAGGTCGGCGGGGTGCTCGCGTGATCACTCTGGATGCCGCTCGCGTCGGCCCATGGGTCTGCGAGCGTACCAAGGGAAAGTTTGAAGCCAGCACGTCGACCGCGATCGGCTGGGAAGTCGACGACGAACTGACTGCTGGCGTCCTCTACGACATGTTCAATGGGCGCTCCGTGTGCATGCACGTCGCCATCGAAAAACCTGTGACCAGGGAGTACACGCGCATCTGCTTCGACTACCCGTTTAATCAGCTGGGAGTCCTAAAGGTGATCGGCTTGGTCGATTCAACCAACACCCAAGCCCTGCGCTTCGATAAACACCTCGGCTTCACGGAAGAAGCGCGGATTGTCGACGGCGGCAGGGAGGGGGATTTGGTCCTACTGACAATGACACGGCAGCAGTGCCGATGGATCAAGGAGACCTCTCATGGGCGGTAAATCGGACGCGCCGGCAGCACCGGACTACATCGGTCAGGCGAATGCTCAAGCCGCAGGGAATCTGGCAGCCGCCCGCTCGCAGACATCGGCGAACCGCGTCAACCAGGTGACGCCATACGGCTCGATCAAATACACGCAGGGGACGGGGTTCAATCAAGAGGCCTATGACAAGGCGATGGAAACCTATTCCGCGGGCGTGTCGGCTTTCAACGACCCGAGTAACGCGGCCATGCAGACGTACAAAAATGCAGGCGGCAAAATTGGAGAGGCGCCGAAGCGAGAAGATTTCATCTCTGACCCTGATAAGTGGTCGTCCAACATTGAGCTTTCGGAAACAGGGCAGAAGCTTCTAGACGCTTACAACAAGACAAGCCTTGGTCTGGCTGATTTGCAAGGCACTGCAATGGATCGCGTGCGCGATGCGCAGGCTCAGCCATTTGACACATCCGGGTTGATCGACATCAACGACAAGACCGGCATGGATGGATGGGACCGCGCAACGGACCTAATTCGCCAGCGACAGAACCCGGAGTTGGATCGACAACAAGCCGCTCTGGACTCCAAGCTTGCGAATCAGGGGCTGACTCAAGGCTCGGAGGGGTGGGGCATTGGGCAGACGCAGTTCGGCAAGACCCGAAATGATGCCGACATCGCAGCGCAGATGGCCGGCCTGCAGGCGCAAAACCAATTCTTCAACCAGGCGATCACAGGAAACCAGGCAACGCTGCAGCAGCGGAATTTTCTGCGGCAACTTCCGTTGAACGAGCTCAACGCGCTGCGCACCGGCTCACAGGTCACCAACCCCACCTTCAGCACGGCAGGCCAGCAGGGGCAAACCAGCGGCCCTGACCTGCTGGGCGCGACCAACTCCCAATACAACGCCCAAGTCGGCAATGTGAACGCGCAGAACGCGCAAACAGCACAGGGAACGCAAGCCGGCATCGGAGCCGCGAGCTCCATCGCCATGCTGGCAATGATGTACTGATATGGATCACCTCGCATTTCTCTACCAGGTCATTATCGCCAGCGAACTCCTGTTGCAAGAGGGCGCTTTTCTACTCAAGGACGAAGGGTGGGAGGCCGAATTGAAGGCCTTTTATCTCAAGCATCTCGGTGACGAGCGCCACCATGCCGAATGGCTGAAGGAAGACCTCGGCGACCAGTCTATCGTTCTGCACTACGGCGCAGCGCAGCTGGCTGGGATGGCGTACTACCTGATCCGCCATGTGCACCCCGTAGCCTTGATGGGCTATATGCAGGCACTCGAAGGAAACCCCATGCCGATCGAGTACGTCGAGAGCATCGAAAAGCAGTTCGGCGTGAAGGCGGGGCGTACCTTGCGTATCCACGCTGAAAACGACCCTGGCCACATCGAAGAGCTTCGGGCTTTCCCGATCCCGCCCGAATGGAAGCCGCTCGTGGAGAACACCCGGCTGCAGACAATTCAACTCATCAAGGGGCTGTAAATGGCATCTGCTGTCAACTTCTTCCAGCCCGGCACTGACGCGGCGATCGACGCGAACGCAATCCAGCGTCAGCGAGATTTGGCGATGCTGCTGCTTAAACAGTCGCAGCAGACGCCACAGGGCAACATGGTCAGCGGGCACTATGTCGCTCCCAGCGCACTGGAGGGCATCTCGAATGGCATCCGCGGCATCGGGTCGGTGCTGCTCAACAAGCAATCTGATTCGCGTGAACGCGCGATGGTGGGGGCATTGCGCGGACGAAATGCGCAGGAGTCCAACGACTTCCTTGGAGCGCTGCAAGGCACTCCAAGCCGCCAGATTCAACCGCTCACGCCCAACGACGACGAAGGCAACCCCATGCCTGTCGCTCAAGCCGCCGCAGTGCCGCCCGATCGAAACAAGGCACTTGCACTCGCGCTGCAGTCGCAGAACCCGCAGATGCAGGCCATGGGCGGCGAGTTGATGAAGCGCCAGATGGACGCAGCGGAACTCAAGGACGCGCTGTCGGCAGCGGGCATTTCTGCCCCTGGTGGCGGCGCCCCAGGTGAAGGCGGTATGCCGATGTCTGCGGGGGCGCCCGGTGCTGCGCCGGCTGGGCTTCCGCCCGGCGTGAGCCCGCAGGCGCTGGCACTGATGCTGTCCAAGAACCCGCAAGCGAACAAGCTCGGCGGCGTGATTCAGGATCTCGCCAAGCCGCAGGTTCTTGCAGAAGGCGGCACGTTGCTCGAACGCGGTGCTGGCGGTGCATTTGCGCCGAGCTACATCGCCCCGAAGACGGAGGCCGGCATCTCGATTGGTCGCGGACCTAACGGCCTCAGTGCTGCTCCAGTCCCTGGGTTTGCCGAGGCCCGCGGAGCAATTGCGGGCGCCGAGGCGAATGCCCGTCAAGGCGCGGAGTCTGCGAACACGATGGTGACGGTGGATCTTCCGACTGGCCCGAAGCAGATGACGCGGGCCCAGGCTCTGCAACTAGCTGGTGGAGTTCAACCAACGCAAGTTTCTCCACAGCCCTCGATGCGTCCACAGGCGCTCCCAGCCGCTCAGCCTGGCGTCACCGGAAACTTTCAGGGCGACCCATCTTCAATCGCGGCCTCCATTGCTGCTATCGGCGATCCGCAGGAGCGTGCAAACGCGCAAGCCGCTTTCGAGCAGCAGATGCGGGCGACTGGGAATGGTGGTGGGGCCCTGCAAAGTTCAGGGCCTGGAATTGCATTGCAGTCGAGTGCCGCGAAGGAATATGACGCCACACGCGCCAAGGACTTCGCAAAAGCTGCAGCCGAATATCAGGACAAAGGGCGTGGCGCCAATGGCATGCTGCGCAACCTCGATGCGCTCGAGCAACTCTACAAAGACCCGAACGTCGCCAAAGGCGGAATGGCTGAAAACATCAGCGGCCTGAAGAACATGGGCGCTTCGCTGGGGGTGGAAACGAAGGGATTGGGAGCTGAACAGGCCATCCAGTCGATCACGAACAAGATGGCGCTGGATCAGCGGTCGACGGCAGAGGGCGGGGGCATGCCTGGCGCGATGTCCGATGCCGATCGGAACTTCCTGAAGGCTCAAACACCGGGCCTGGAAAAGACTCCCGAGGGCCGCGAACTCATCATCGCCAACCAGCGGAAGCTCGCCCAGCGACAGGTCCAGGTCGCGCAGATGGCAAACGAATACGAGCGCACCAACGGGAAGATTGACGCCGGCTTCGATCGACAAGTTGCGGAGTTCGCCAACAAAAACCAGATGTTTGCAGACCAGAAGCAACCAGCAGCATCGCCAGCGCTCGACATGAAGGCATTGGCGGCTCAAGAGTTGGCCCGCCGCCAAAAGAAGAACTGAGGCACACATGGATCTCTCGAATCTCTCCGATGCTGATTTGCAAGCGATGCAGGCCGGCGACATGTCCAAGGTGTCGGACGGCGGATTGCGCATTCTCAGCGGTGAAAAGCCGCCGCTCCTGAAGACGTTCATCAACGGCATTCCGAAGGGACTGGCAGGTTTCGCAGACTCGATCAACAACACGCCCGAAAACTTGATGAACCTGAGCCGCGCTGCTTCTGGTTCCGTCTTGACGGCGCTTGGGCGCTCGGACCTCGCGGTCCCCGCCAAGCCGGTATCGAACGCCTACTCCGATGCGCTGAAAAAGGTCGGCGTGATCCGCCAAGATGCGGAGCCGGCCTCCGTGGGTGGGCGTGTTGTCGACATGATGGGCCAGGCGATTGGCGGTGGCGGCATCAACCCGATGGCATTCGCACGCAACGCGGCAAAGGGCAACATGCTGCCGATCGCGCGTGATTTGGTTGCAGCCTCTCTTTCTGGTGCAGGAGCGGCGGTCGGGCAAGAAGCTGCGAGCAACGTCAACACTGGGAGTGAGGCGGGGAACACGGCGCTGCAGGTCGCCGGATCAATGGCTGGCGGGGCGATCCCGGGCATGGTTGTCGCATCCCGGGGTACAGCCGGTGATCGCACGGCAGCTGCATTGAAAGGCGTCACGCCTGAACAGCTCGCGCTTGCGAAGGCGCTGCAAGACAAGGCCGTCGCCGCAGGTTCTCCAGTCACTGGGTATGAGGCCATTCAATCGGTGACGGGCCTGAATCCGAAGATGCAGACGCAGCAGCGCGTTGCGGAACAGTCCGACGCCGCGGCAACAAACTTGACACCGATGATGCAGGCGAGGCCTACGCGCAACGCCGCGTTGGCGAATTCTGCTTTCGATCAGATCGCGCCGGCCAATCCGCAGCCTGACGCACTGGCGGGTCGATTGATGACGACCGCCAAGCAGGCCATCACGGATGCGCGCCAGGCCGGAAATGCGCAGGCGCAGCCCTACTACAAGGCGACCACAGGCAACCCGAATGCGCGCATTGCTCCCTCGGACTGGAACACGCTAACAGCAGACCCGCTTGTGCTGAAGGCGCTCGGTGCAGTTAAGAACGACCCAGTCTATGGCGTCACGAACGAGGCGACCGGATCTGTCGCATGGCTCGATGCCGCTAAGAAGTGGATGGATGACAAAGGTGGCGCAGCCAAGATGGCGGGCGAGAACAACGCCGCCCGGATGTACACAGGAGCGACAGGCAAGGTGACGACGCCTGTAGACGCCCAGTTCCCCGACTACGCAACCGCTCGGTCGATCGTGGCGAAGAACATGAAGGATGTCGTCACCCCAATGGACCAGGGGCAAGTCGGCAAACTGTCTCGATCTGATGACTTCAAGGCTCAGGCGGAAGCGTTCCTGCCAGAAATCCCACTGGACGTGACGCCGAGCGTTGTCCGCAAGACCGTGGGCTCACTCGGCAGTGTGGACCCATCGATCACGCCCGAATTTATCGGCCAGCATCTCCGGTCGACCTTCAATCAGTCGAATGGAGGCGGGATTGCAAACAATGCGATGGGCGGCTACAACTTCGCGAAGAAGGTAGCCGACAACCCCATGCAAAGGGCCAACCTCATTGAAGCCCTGCAGTCCTCTGGGAAGTCGCCAACGCCACTCATCGATTCGCTGGACATCTTCCAGGCTCAAGGGATGAAGCCGCCAGTGAATTCGGCGACTGCGGCCAACCTGGCTGAGGGGACGATGATGGGCGGCGTTCGCCCGCTCGACATGCTGACCCGGCCCTTTTCTTCGGTGGGCCGTGCGACGGATTCATGGCGCAATGGCTGGGCCAGCAAGGCAATGGCAGAGGCGCTGTCGTCCCCTGATTCAGTAAAGCGGCTGCAAGAGCTCGCGCGCACCAATGGCACTCACGATCCGGTGAAGCAGCAGCTTTTGATCAATCTGCTGCTGGCGGACCCTAACCGCGAGAGTTCAGCCACTCCACCGCCATGAAGACCGCGTAGAGGAATAGCCAGATTCCTCCGGCCCAGAGAAGCAACGTCATCGAACCCCCAGAGCCCGCCAAGTGCGGGCTTTCCGCATTTTAGGAGCAAACATGTCACGCAACGGGTCTGGAACATACAACCTACCGGCAACGAGTTGGTTCCCTGGCGTCAATGGCGTGACCGCCACAACCGTCGACTGGAACACAACCGCCACTGACATGCAGTCGGCCATCACGCAATCAGTGTCCTCAGACGGGCAAACCCCCATGACTGGCAATCTGCCACTCGGGAACAACAAAATC